CCCCTATAAATATTAGACAGATTTTTTTCTTAATAAACTTGGATACATCTATCCATTCTCAATGAACAGTCAATAGTAGCCAATGCATCGTTGTTATAATCCAACTCATTGAAGTTTAAGTCGGTGATGAATGTTCCCTGAAGAATCCATTTTTCGACTACAACACCTGTTGGGTCTAACATTTCTAATTCAATATCTTTCTTATATCCCGCAGCGTAACCCATTCTACCTGTTACTGATTCCGCGTGTAAACGGAACCACTCCATCAATGCTTGAGATGCTGAAGGACCGATTGGGTCTTTAAATTTAACTCTTAACTCATTCCAAGTAAATCTACCTGCTACGTAAGTTGAAGTATTCAAGAACGGAATCTCAACTGAGTTGATTTTCGCACTTGGTCTAGCTGCTGAAGTTACATACCATTCGTTGATACCTAATGAAGAAGGGAATCTAACGATAAATCGGTTAACTCTTTTCGGTTCGTAAGGAACCGGCATTTTCATTAATAAATCTGCCATGTCTATATTTTTGTTATCTTGTTATTCTTTATTATAAATATCTCTTTTGGAGAAAATTTTTATTTTCTTTCGGAAACTTGCTTGACTTAATCATTTTTTTTCCGTAAATTTTATTTACCCAGTAAATACTAGAATAAAAATATTAGATATTAATAATACTAGTATAATAAAACCAGTATGATACTGGGTGTCATCTCAATTTTTACTTTTGGATAGGGGGGTTCTTTCGAACCCCCTTTTCCTTTTATTATTAGATATTCTCAAATGATGCTCCTGTTGGAGTAATTAAGAACTCTACGTCAATGAATTCCAATGCTCTCGTTGGTTTGATGTAAATCTTACCTCTTAAAGTATTTGCATCGATATCCTCTGGATCATTAGATACCGTTACACGGAACTCATATAAACCTCTTTCTTTCTTGATTGATTCCAAAATAGGATTAACCAATCTTAAGAATTCATTTCTTACTTGCTCGTCATTTTGTTCAAACAACAATCTCACGGCAACTGCCGAAATAAGTTTTCTTGCTCTTAACAACAATCTTCTTACGTTAATTCTATCAAGTGCGGATTCTCTAACCTGTAAGGTCTTGTTACCCCAAATGATTGTACCCGTATCAGAGAATGTTGCGATTGGGTTAATTCTTGCTTTGTATAAATCATCTCTGTTATCCAAAGTAAGTTTTTTCTTCGCTTTAATTGCATTTACTAAACCTCTTTGGTATCCCGCTACTGCGAACCAAGGATAAGAAACGTTATCTGTTAACGCGATATTCTTAACAACCTCACCTGTAGGTGGAATGTATAATTGAGTTGCGTTATCTCCATCTCTTACTTGGATCCAAGGCCAATAAGTGGCGGTGTAGTTAGTGTCTAAATCTACAGTATCCAATTGGTCAATGATTTCATCAACATTGTCGGTGTTAGGTGCGTTTACAATATAAAGTGAATCCGCTCTATCACCCTCAATCATATCGATTGTTTGATTTACCAAAGAACTGTGATTGTAGAAATCAAGACCTGGAGTTGCGAAAATGTTAATATCAACCGACTCAGGATTAGAGAATGTCTCAATTGCCTGTAAGAACGCGTAGTAGTCAGAATTTCCAACTGAAGTACTGAATACCCCACCATTAGTGGTTGTACCACTCACATACGTATTCTTACCGAAGATATAACCATCTCCATTCGTTCTGGTTCCTCTATAAATGTCCCATCCGTCAAAACCACCACATACTGCGAATGTGAATTTTCTGAATGATTTACTATCTAATTTTCCTTTATCATTTCCTTCCAAATCATAAGGTGTTGTTTTAAATCCTAATGAAGATGCATTTGATGATAAGTGAAATCCGTGTGACACGACATTCGCACTAACTCCTTTAAATTGGAATAAGTCAGAATCGAAACCAATTTGAGATGAAAGACCTAAAGAAACCTTTCTAACTTTATCTCCATTGGTTAATTCAGGATTTCCTAATGAGTCAAAGGCAATAGTATCACCCGCATCGAAATATTGGGTTTTATATAGAACATTACCAATTTTAGAACCGAC